CTTAGGCGTATCTATGATTCTCTTTATGAGTCGCTGGTTCCTGGTAGTATTCCTGCTGCTGTGCTTGTTCTCGCTAAGTATCAGTATCAGGGAGCGTTCGTAGCAGACCAGGAGATAAATATGCTTGCTTGTCTAACTGAAATTATGGTGGAGTGTGAATTCAAATGAAATTCAAAACTAAAATTTATGTTAGACTGAGGAAAGCTGTTGATGACTCTGCTGGTAATGCTGTGAGAGCAGCATGTAGTAGAATGTCTGATATGACCTTTAATAAGTTGCGATTGGGCAAACTAATTGAGATTGATTTTGAGGCAAAGGATGAAGACTATGCCAACGAAGAAATCCAAAAACTTTGTAAGAGATTTCTTGCAAATGAAGTTATCGAAGATTTTGAATTTACTGTATGGAGTGTAGAAAATGATTGATGTAAAACTGATTCGTATTTTGACTGGAGAGGAAATTATCGCAGAAGTTCTTTCTGAAACTGATGATACCTTGACTGTTCAAAATGGTCTTGTAATTATTCCTCAGGGACAGAATATTGGATTTGCTCCCTGGACACCTGTGATTAGTAATGAAAACCCAGAAGTTGGGATCAATAAAAATCACATTGTTTATGTTGCTGAAGTACAAAGTGATGTTGTTGATAAGTATAATGAGATGTTTGGTAGTAAGATAATCACAACACCAAAAGACAAAAAACTTATTCTGTGATATCATGAAAAAAACAACCAAAAAAATTAAAAGGCACCAAGTTAAATCTAGGTTCTATTACATCTTCTGGGGAACCTGTACAACTGCAGTAGTTCTGGGTCAACTTTATGTTGGTATTGGTTATCGTGAGATGGCTATTGGTGTCAACACTTTGACTGGGAATATTAACCGTATCTTTCGCTTTGTACGTTAATGGGATTACTCAAAATCGACAAATCAAAACTGAAAGATCCAGTAGTTAAGGCTGCACCAGAGAATGTGCAAGAGGCAAACGAGGCACTTTTTCGTGCTAAAATGACTTTACCTGCAGCCGCAAAACATTGTGGTATGACAGAGAAAGAAATGAAGTTAACATTCTTCGAATATTTGAAGTATCATCCTAAAGATTATGAAATCACTGAAGACACCCCTCAGGTATCCAGGGGGTAAATCCCGTGCCTGCACTAAGATGGATTCATACTTCCCTGACCTTAGGGAGTATGATGAATTCCGTGAACCGTTCTTAGGCGGTGGTAGTGTAGCAATCCACATCACTAAGAAGTATCCTCATCTGAAGATTTGGGTTAATGACTTGTATGAACCCCTGGTAAACTTCTGGCAACAAGTCCAGATGTTCGGAGTTGATATGAAAGATAGTTTGAGCGATTTAAAGTCATATCATCATAATGAAGATCTGGCAAGAGAATTATTTCTATCTTCTAAAGATACATTGAATGATGTGAAAGCATCTGCCTTTGATAGGGCATGTGCATTTTATATTGTGAATAAGTGTTCTTTTAGTGGACTTACTGAAAGTTCTTCATTTTCTAAACAAGCATCTGTAAGTAATTTCTCTCTAAGGGGTATTGAAAAACTTCCTGGGTATCAAAATCTTATCTCAAAGTGGAAGATCTCAAATTATTCATATGACTATATCATGAAAGATGATAGTGTGAATAATCCTTTTCTGTATCTTGATCCTCCTTATGATATTAAGGATAATCTTTATGGAAATAAAGGATCTATGCATAAAGGTTTTGATCACGATAGATTTGCTGCTGAGTGTAATGATTGTTCTCATACACAATTGATTAGTTACAACTCCGATCAATTGGTAAAGGATAGATTTACAGATCCAAAGTGGAATGCTGCTGAGTTTGATCTAACCTATACGATGCGCTCTGTAGGTGAATATATGAGAGATCAACAAAAACGTAAAGAACTACTGATTTTTAATTATGAAATTGGGACCCAAATTGATAACCTGTGATAAGCAGAAGAAAGGAAGTAAAAGTTATGAAGTCACCGTTTGGCAAAATCCAAAGGGTTGGACACAAGAGGAAGTAAACATTTGCACAAAGTACTATCAACTTCAAGCAAAGAAGTTGGGTATGAGTATCAGTCGTTATATGAGTGAGTTTCAATGGAACTAAAAGATTGGTTGAATTCTATTAATTTGACGAAAAAGCATTTGATTGATGAAGATCCTTCGATTGAGAAGGAATATCCTCCATACATCATCAATCGCTGTTTCTCGGGACATATCGACACTCTCATGTTTGCTAATGAGATGAATAGGTATAACTTTCTACCTAAGAAGATGCAATATGATTTCTTTATAAATATTGTGAGGAAAAAGAAGAGATTCTCTCCCTGGCTCCGACAAGATAAAATCAAAGATCTTGATTATGTCAAGCGTTATTATGGCTATAGTAATGAGAAGGCAAAACAGGCTCTGAAAATTTTAACAAAAGAACAACTTGCATTCATAAAATCGAAATTTGAAACTGGAGGAAAAGCATGAGTGTTGTACAAGAACCTGAAGTGAAGTGGTCGCCTGATCAAATGGTTGAAGTGGTTCTCAATGAACCTGACGATTTTTTGAAAGTTCGTGAGACTTTGACACGCATCGGAGTTGCATCAAGAAAGGAAAAGAAGATCTATCAGTCCTGCCATATTTTGCACAAGCAAGGTCGTTATTACCTTGTGCATTTTAAGGAACTATTTGCACTGGATGGCAAGCACGCCAATCTGACCGTAAATGATGTCCAGCGTCGCAATCGTATTGCACAACTGATTGCTGACTGGGGACTGGTTGAGATTGTAGATGCTGCAAAGATTCAAGATATTGCTCCATTGAATCAAATCAAAGTGTTGTCTTATAAAGATAAAGGTGAGTGGATTCTTGAGACTAAGTATAATATCGGGTCTAAGAAAAAACGTGTAGAAGAAGAAAATTGATTGTTTCAATATCGTAACATTAGACCCAGGGGCTTGCGCTCCTGGGTTTTTTAGTTTATAATATGGGAGTAATTCACTATAGCCCTCGGCTTTTTACATTTTTTATTTCTTATGCAAAATATTATTAAAATCCCCCTTTCTGGGGTTCCCCAAGATCTTCGTGAACAAATCGAAGAAATGCTTCCTGAACCTATGAAAGTTCCAGGTTGGAAGTTTGTTGGATACAAATGGCGAAGGTTGACACAAATCAACACAAAAGATAAGGATGGTAATACTGATAACAGTGTTCGTATCAAAGGAACTGGAGAGAATGAAACTTTGCAAGTTTCTCTCCGTAAAGGTATCATAATTAGTCACTATACACCATCCATTTATCCAGGTGATAATCTCTTAAACGGATTTAACCGTTTGAAAAACTTGAAAGAGATTGGATATAGGGAGTGGATTTTTGCTGAGTATGAGCGAGATAAGTCTACTCAGACCGAATTTCAAGATAGTGATGAGGACGCTATTGATGATGCACGCGCATCGATGAACAAGGGTGACGGTCAAAAGGTAATGACCGATTCTGAACTTGAAGAAATTGGTCGTAAGCGATTTTCGAAACGTGCCGATCAAAGCAAAGACACTATCAAAAAGTGGTTGAGAACTCTTGATATGAATCTCAGCTACCAAAAGATTGAAGGAATTGCAGATAAAATTTCTAGAGATTTTTCTCGTAAAGGTGTTATTGATTCCTACACTAGGTCTGAAGCAGAATTCTTTTTGGATGACTTAGGTATTGGTGCAGATTTGCTCAATACTTATGGCATGAATAGTGGTGTAATCGATCCTACACGAGTTCTCCGTATCATGCATCAAATCATGAGAAACTTTGTTGATAATAAAGATACAATGAGTATTGCTTTGTTTGATTCACAAGCCTCTTCTCATGAAGAACTGGACAACAATCGAAAAAATACGATTGAGGCTCTTGCGGTTCTTGATCAATTGATCATGGATTATGCTGGCACTCGTATGCGGTATAATAAGGTAAATCCTTATGAAATTATTGGATCAGTTCCACAAGCAGTTGGTCGGGAGAGCACAAACAAAGTCAAGCAGGATAAAAAACTGATTGAACTTTGAGTAAAACCGAATAAAAAGATACGGGGTTCACTACCCCGTTTTTTTATGTTTTGTGCTTAAATAGTATTGGATGCCTTCGGGGTCCACACAACACAAACTCGCTTTTAAAGGAGCTAAAAAAATGGGAAACTTAATGAAGTATCACGCTGAAGACCTTCCTGCGCTTATGGAGCGTATAAATAGGAATAGCATCGGTATGGATGAATACTTTAATCGTCTATTTAATCTACACGAAACGACGAATAATTATCCTCCATACAATCTAGTCCAGATCAGCAACGTAGAATCGCGACTAGAGCTAGCATTAGCAGGATTTAAAAAAGATGAAGTCAATGTCTACACACAGGACGGAAAACTCTTTGTCTCTGGAGAAAAAGAAAACAAAGAAAATGAAACAAACTATGTCCACAGAGGAGTGGCTCAAAGATCTTTCACACGAGCATGGACCCTCAGTGACGAAACGGAAGTTAGATCAGTTACTTTTGAGGATGGGCTTTTAACAGTAGAACTTGGTAAGATTGTTCCAGAACACCATCAGCGTAAAGACTATCTTTAACCAGAAACAATTGAGCTTAGATTATAAATAGGTGGTCGTCGCCGCTTGAGGGGATAACTGGCACAATCCAGTTGACTCCCCTCTTTTTTATTGGTATAATGAATGGAGGAAATGAAATCTAAATGTCTATCAAACTCGCGCTTCTAAAATCTGGTGAAACTGTTATCTCGGATGCAAAAGAATTAATTTCCGATGATAAAGTTTGTGGATACATCTTTTCAAAACCACAGGTTGTTCAAACTAGACAACCTGTTTTGTTGCTTGAAGATGAAAGTGAAGGTAGGGATCAAAGTAATGATCTTGAAATCTCTATGTCACCGTGGATCTTTTTATCAAAGGATCAAGAAATTCCAGTAACTCCTGATTGGATTGTTACTATTATTGATCCAATTGATGAACTTGTTCAAATGTATGAGGAAAAAATCAATGGATAAAGCAGTTAAGTGTTTACTTGTTAATGTTGATACTGTCATCATTACAGAAATCGTAGAAGTTGGTTCTGAGTTGGGAGAACCTGATTGCAAAATTATCAAACCATATAAGGTTGATAGTGAGGGTAATCTTACTCCATGGCTTACAATTACTGATCAAACTGAAATGATGATTCATTCCAGTAATATTCTTACAATTGTAGATCCAACACAAGAAATT